TGTTTCTTTAGTATTTAGCTACCAGTAACATCATTTTTAAGCATGACAGATTCGTTTGAATGACTGTTGCGTCTCCAATTAATCGAATTCATGTTCATAATATGTATGCTTATCTGGTTCATTACTTATGTGTGAACTACCCACCCACGCCAAAGGCGATGGGATGTGCTTCGGGTTTCAACGCTTTGTGCTTCTTTACAGAAGTCTTATTTATAGCTCCACCCGTGTTTTCGACAGTTCCTGCCGAGTTTAATATTTTTAATCCTTCTTTTAGAATGTTAGTATTTGTCGCTTACATCCCATCCACGTAAAAACGATGGATGGGTTTTACGCTCCGTTTTATAAATATTTCAAATTTGTAAAAAGTTCAATTTTATTTTATACTCAGCCAAAACTACCTATTTTAACCCACTTTTGGCCAGGTATGTTTTATCATATGCGGCCAAAACTTAACCCTGTGCTCAAATTTGGACTCCATTCTCCCAAATCTCAACCTTTCCACCTTCATTAATCAGTGTCTTTGCAGACCCACCACCTGTCCCAACGCCGGAGCTATTTGGTTCAGTGAAAATTTCTTTGGTCGTTTCGTATTGTTCACCGCTTAAATGACTAATTACGCTGTCAATTCCTACTGTAGAACCTTAAAAAAATCTTATGAAATAAGCTGCTTCTTTAAGTTTACTTAGGATTTGTTCGTTGGTCATTGTGGCCGGTTTAGAATGCAAATATACGAAAGGTTTTGATAAAAGCAAATGTTTTTGAAACTATTTTTAAAATATTTTTTTTAGTAGTCCTCTTCTTCCTCGTCTTTTTCCTCTTCACCTTCCTCTGAATTAAGGATGGTTTCAAGGTATTCTTCCCCAATGAACAGACCGAACTCATCGCCGAACACCTTCTTGAGGGTTTCGTATTCGTCCTTGGATATTTCCTTGAAAGAGATGCGGCTGAGAAGGTCCTCACCGTTTGTGTAAGTAAGGGATTCGCTACTGGCGTAGAATTCGAACTCCCATGTGATGCTGGCCGCTAATTCTTCCAGTTTGGTTACTTCCTTTTCAGTCATGACTCTAAAGCCGTGAACATCAAATTCTTCACCATGGTTATCATTAAACGTTGCTAAGTATCTTGCCATAAATTTTTAAATAAATATGGCCTTATCCGATGATAGAGCCATATTTTCTAATTTTCTTTTTCTTTCGTTCTTAAAGACTGTTATAAGTCTTCAACTTCTGGCGGAATTCTCTGTAATTGTTGCGTGATACGTTACGATTCTTAAGATTGCTCTTAAGTCGAATTCTTACGTCTGAAACATAGTTTCTACCAAATTGGTTAAGTCTTGATGCTTCAGATAAAGAAACGTTCTCAGCGATAGCAGTTTCAATAACCAAGATTCCGTTAGCTACGCTTCTTTCGGTTCTGGTGTTAGGAGTTTTGTGTTGGCCCATAATTTTGTTTTTCGTGAATAATGTTAGCTCACTTAATGTGTTCTTTTGAACAGCAAAGATACCAACACATTTGTCTTGTTGCAACTTTTGGGCTAACTTTTTATTTTAACCTCAACCAATTCGAAAAATTTTAATCCTGTTATATCAAGGAATTTCAAAATTTCCTCATTGGTGGCCGATTTAGGGATTGAATAATCGTAATCGTCAACATAATAAGTTTCGTCCCAATGTTTTTTACAAATTTCATAATCTCATCTTCATTATTTATATTTTCAATAAACTTCTTCACCAACTTGATAGCCTTATTCATTATAACCTTCATCGTTATAACGCCAGCCAATTTCAAGTATCATGTAACCTTTTTGTTGATTTGTTTTCATATGTTTGTTTAATTTAATCTAATACTCCCCTTGCGCCACCACGTCTATATCCCGGCCTACGTGTATTTGATAGGTACATCCTTGGAGCTAATGTAATTTTTTCGGGTATCTCTTTCTGTGACGGTTATCTGGGAACGCAGCCTTAGAACTGTCCATCAATTCATGGATTTCCATGTAGTCTTGCCATTCGCCGCCATATTTCTTGGCGGAACTCAATGCATGATAATAAGGTTTTGACATAACTTATTGTTTTTAAAAATAAGCGGGATTGCTCCCGCTTATTTTATTTGTTTGAATCTTTCCAATTCCATTTGGTGGATTACATCACCCAGTTCCTTACCGGGACCGATACCACGCTCAGCCATCACCGCTTCACCACTCACACTGAATTCAAATATCACAAATCTTCTAAGCAATGAAGGTTCTATCCCCATCTTACCACCGAACATTCCTATCTGTCTGGCAGAAACACCGGCAGTCTTCTCAGCCTTCTTGAACCTGATAACAGTTTCTTCAGAAAGGCCCTGCAAAGATACTAAAAAACTTACGGCTCTTCTCTCATCCACAGTAAACTTTGAATCACCCAGAGCCTTATCGATTTTCTTTGGTTCGTTCTCGTGCAACAATACTGCCATAAGAACAAGACTATCTTTGTGAGATACCATATCGTCAGAAACCTTCAGTCCCTTGAATATCCACTTAAACAAATCGAATTCTCTCAGCATAACCAGAAAATGTTCAACATGCTTTGCAGATTTTAAACCCTTCAGGAATTCATCACGTATTCTTTCACCAGATATACCAGCAAGACTTGAATCCTTTTTCAAGGCTTCCCTTATTTCGATATCCAAATCAGAACCGAATCTTGCTGCAAACCTTATCGCCCTGAGTATTCTCAATCTGTCTTCACCAAACCTTGCCTCAGCACTACCCACGGTTCTTACAACCTTATCTTTTAAATCCTGAGCACCACCAACCAAGTCAACTATTTCTTCAGTGTCTATATCGAAGAACAAAGCGTTGATTGTTAGGTCACGTCTTTTAACGTCAGTAGCTATATCAGTGAACCTTACTGAGTCGGGCCTTCTGGCATCAGAAGAACCTACGAATGCGTTAAATTCATTCGGCACTACTGCCTGTGCTATCTTTTTCCAGTATTCCATTTTGTTTAAAAATTTCGCCCCTTTTATAAAAAATTTCTTTATCACCAACCAAGAGTATTCTACTTGAATGCATAAACCTTTCCATTCCATTAGCTGGCCAATCTATTTCAAAATCATGAACTACATCTCCTGTGGGATTTATAATTTTAAGTCTTATCTTAGTTTCCATATATAACCTCCACATGTTTTTCTCTTTCCATTAATTACACTCCAAATATTTCCTTGACTCAATTTTAAATTCTTCGCAGCGTCTAATGCGCTCACCCATTCTTTTATTGGTACATTTTCTTTATCCAATTGAATGACTGGGATTGCGTTCCATGGTAAAAGCCCCTTTTTGGATTCAGAAATTTGCCTTTTCGTTTCTTCGCTATGCTTATTTCCAGTATTACGCCCAACTTTACCAATTAATGATTGACTAATCTTTTTTCTTGCTTCTTTCGACATTTTTTTACCTAAAGAGCTAATTCTTAGATTTTTCCTATGTTCTTTAGTTTTAATTAAACCAACAATACCATCACCACCATCTGTTAAATTAGTTAGAGGCCCATTATTTAAATTTCTCCTACCAATAACCCTAATCAATTTCTTTTCTAATTCAAACGCATCAATTTCAAAGATATTATAACTTATCTTTAAAATTAAAGGTTTTAATCCTAACGATAAAAGTTTTTTTATTTTATTATTTTTAAATGATTTATGTTGTAAACTTGATTCTCTTAGATGGTCTTCACAACGTTTGTTATATCCCTTACCAACGTAAAAAGGCTCATATTCAAAATAATAGTCATCATACCTGAATTGTCCACTTTTAGTCACATCTAAATAAACATATACATAAAATTTTGCTTCCATGATAATAAATATCACGAAACTCTAAAAGTTGCTATTTCATTAATTCGGCAATAAATTTCTCGTATGTTCCGTTATTCAACCCCTTTAAATAGTTTTTAAATCCTTCTAAATCATCGGAATTATATTGGTCAATACGGAAGGTTGCTATCTCAAATTCATCTTCATCTATAAAAACGTTGATAACACCGAAGGATTTGCCGGTTGCAAGGGTCCTTATGCCAGCGCCAGCCATCAATTGCTCAACAACGTCAGGAAGGGCATCAGTGGCCAAGTCAAAGTCCTTAGGGGTAAGTCCCAAAAAAGCATCACGTACCGCACCGCCAACAACAAACAGCTTAAAGTCACTCTCCATAAACAAACGGTGTATCTTCCGTATGCTTTCAGGTAGTACCATGGGGAACCGCATCCTTGCTTCAGTTACTTCGTCCATATGTGTCATCAATTCTTGCATTTTGCCCAATTTTGGACAAAGATATGAAAATAATCTTACCGTGCAACTAATTCTTTCGACAGAAGCTCTTCTACGGCCAATATAGCCTGTTCCTCACGCTCTTTATATGTTCCGCTTATCAATGTGTAATCAATTCCCTGAGCCTCTAATTCGTCCTGTATTCGCTCCATATGCCTTTCCCTGACTTCTGGGTCTCCAAACTCTCTGGTACCGTCATTTATCCAAGGCACATCGATATCCAAAAGCAGATAAAGGTCGTAGTCCTGTTCCTCGATGATTTCCTCAATCAATTCAGACTTGAACCCCGGCACATACATCTCACCGAATATCTTGGTGGTCATCGCTTCCGTATCTATAAACAATATGGTTGCCGGTGTTGCGTTTTTCATTGTAAGCCAGTGCTTGGCAGCAATGATATCAAAGTCATTTGCTGTAAGGTCCTTCGTTGAAACTTCTTCGGTATAGGTTCTGCCGTATTCCTCAACATAACCGGCCCCATGAGGCTTTGTATTGAAGTGGTTGGCCAAGAACTTGCTCATGGTAGATTTGCCGGTTGATTCCGACCCCATGATACAAACCTTTTTCATGTAATAGTGACGAACAACCCTTGGTATGTATTCCCAGTGTCCGAAAGGGTCAGTTCTTATATCTGTGGCCGATACAGCATAAGTGCTGCGGGGCTGGTCCAGCATGACATGCTTTACATTCAGGTATTTTGCAAACTCATCACCATAGAACTCTGAAGTGAATAATACATTCAGGTTTTTAATCCTTGAATAAACAATCGGTACCCAGTAATCCAAATAGAAGCTATCAACGCTTTCCGCTTCCTCAGGAAATTGAGGAACATCAGCATCGATGTGGATGATTTCGATATTACGGTTGTTGCGATAGATTTCACAAAGCCATTCATAGCGCAATCTTCCCGGCATCTCTTGGGTGGATGTTGAGCATATCATTACATATAGCTTCTGGCACTGGGCCGCAGCAGAGTCGATAAGGAAACAGTGGCCGTTCTGTGGCGGCATGAACTTTCCTAAGACTAATCCGTATTTAAAGGTCTTTTCCATAATATGTAGCTTCTACCGGCCATAAGCATTAATATTGAATAAAGTAGTGCCGAATAATATAATTCCTGATGAGCAAACATGCCCACGTAAAACATATCGGCAAAGAAAAATACCAACCATCCCAATCTTACCTTCCTCGAAAGATACCAAGTACCCTGAAGACTCAAAAGCGTTGTAATTACATCCAATGCCGGTTGTGGGTTATCGGTTTTTGTCGCCAGTATGCTACTGAATATAACCGTACCAACAATCAATGCGGCCAGATGACCAATGAGTGTTTCGTAATTAAGAGTACGTGGCCTTACCTTTTTGTACTTGTGCCAGTAGAACCAACCAAAGATTGATTGCAACAGGAATATCATTTGCAGCAACATTTGTCCATACAGATGAGAAAGGTTAAAAACGTACAAATAAGCGAGAACTGCGATAATACCAACGGGCCAGCACCAAATGTTGTGTTTCATGGTCAGGTACACAGAAATAAGGGTTGCGACAACTGCAATAATTTCCATCATAGATTCACCTTAAGCGTTGCATAATAAGATTGTCTTGCGTTAGCAAACAAATATCTTACATTATCGGTAACGTAACCGTTTGTAAAGTAATTTTTTCCTGTCAGATTGTTTCCTTGTAATGATATCGTGTACCATTTGTACATATAACTGAAGTTTGCTCCAAACGTTACAAATTCCGGTGTTGTATACTTGTTATCAAAGCTAATATACGATTTATTTTGGTACTTGGTATTTATATTCATGCTCACCCTACCATAATCCATAATAAGGGCCTGATTCCAAACAAAGGTTGGCGTATACAACGGTTGGAATTCCTTACCACCATCCTTGATTCGATTGTATGACCAGTTAAGGTTTGTGCTGGTTGAAAATCTCTTCCAAATCTTCCTGTAGATTACATCCACTTCCAAGCCGCTTCTGAAGCTCTTGGTTACATTCGTCATAAGAGGCAAGGCATTTGACCCCAGCGCACCCAGAAGGGTTATCTCATTCTTAAAATCCATGTAATACACATTCGATTGAACATAGAGCCTTTTGGTGTTCTGATTCACACCCAATTCATAGTCCACAACTTGCTCAGGCTTGATGCTGGTTAGCTGAACGAGGTTATCTGCACCGCCGAAAAGATTGGTGCGTGTTGGTTCCCTCTTGCTTGTCCCAACTGATGCATAATATTTCAAGGTGTTGCTTGCGTTATATGTCAACCCAACCTTAGGCATGAAGAAGTTCCAATTTAGCTTGTCCATAGGAACATCGCCATGATATTTGAATTCAGCGTAGCGATATTGAACATCGCCGAAGGCTGTAAACTTTCCGATATCATAACCCAGCTTTGTAAATGCGCTGAGGTCATTCTTTACTCCCTTGTTCTTATACATTCCGATACCGTAATCTGCTGTGTGGTCTTCAACATTCTTATGTTGACGGTTATAACCGTTTGCATTGATACCAGCATTGAACTTTACACGGCCATGGCTATACTGATATGAATTAACCAACCCATAAAAGTTGGATGCAAGTCTAACTCCAGTTCCGCCAGATAAGAAGTAATCATATTCACCATCTAAGCGATTATAGAATACGGTTGATGAGAACTTTGAATATTTTGTGAGTGTCCTTACATACTGAACCTGTACAAGTGCTTGTGAGAACATATCATTCGCATCACCGATATCTTTGTTGGTATTGGTGCGAGGGTCCTTCGCTACGATAGAGTCGGCCACCGCCAGCCAAGCCATTTGATTAACTGCTTGCCCTGCGAATACCGTAACCTTGAATATGTCTTTCTTCCCGTAATGACCACCAGTTAAGAATGCAGAACCACCGCTGCCGCTAGAACGATATTTGTAACCATCACTACCATAAGCTGACATGCTTGCGAAGAAGGCATAGCCATTTTTCAAGCCGGTACCGATTGATAAGTTTGCACGTTTGGTATTGAATGAACCGTAGCTTAAGGTTAACTCGTTTTCTTTTTGAAATCCAGATTGTGAGATGAAGTTTATTGAACCGGCATATGATGCAACACCGTTTGTTGATGAACCAACACCACGTTCAATTTGAGTCGATGCAATGGCGTTTATGAAGCCGGGATAATTCGATGTATATACGCCTTGGTCTTCAGGTTCATTCAGTGGTACACCATTGAGCGTCATGTTGACACGGGATTGGTCGATACCCCTGATTCTGAAATAAGTATACCCTTGAGGATGCCCACCATCACTTTGAGATGTGATTGAGGTAGATTTATCCAAAAGAATTGGAATTTCTTGGCCTTGGTACGTCTTTTGTATCTCTTCTCTCGTATTTATACGTTGTGAAACAGGAGTTTTACTATCAGCTCTTACCCCGATGACGACAACGGGTCCCAATTCAAGAATAGTTTTACTTGTGTCGTGAATTGTTTTAACTGTATCTTGCGCAAATGCTTGATATCCAATAGTTATCAGCAAAAGAATTACAAACTGTTTCATTAATTTTAGATTTGAGTTTTTTATATTAGCAAAACTACACAAAGTTTCTGACTTAACCAAAACAAAAATGGGGACTTTCGTCCCCATTTTTTATGCTGTTGCTTTCATCTTCTCGTAATCTTCCTTTGAAGTCTTGGTTTTTGGCACCACACCACGTTCGATTCGGGCGTTGTTCACTCTTTTTTTCTCCCTCTTATCGAACTGATAACTGGTTAATTCTGAGGATGTTTCTTTGTGCAGAGCGACAATCTTATCGAACATCTCGATTTTTTGTTTATCGGTAAGTTCATAAGCCTTGCGGTTCTGCCATCTCTTGTTTCCTTTAATGTTAATGTTAGGTTCAAGTAATTTGTGTACTTCGTTTGAGAACTTAGCTTTAATCATTGTTGTTGGGTTGCGTTTCATACTTTTAAGTTTTAATTGTTTTTTAATTGTTAGTGTTTTCTGTGTTTTCAATCAAAACTCTTAAGTTGGTCCCCTGCTAATCTACATCATAGTTTTACGTTTTTAGTGACAAAATGTTATTCTGAGACCCAGATGGGGGTCGAACCCACAACCAGCGGTTTTAGAGACCGATGCTCTGCCAATTGAGCTACTGAGCCATTTGAGGTGAAGGGAGTTAACTAAGTCTCCGTCTTAGCCCTTGCGGGGGTACGCTTGTTGTAGTATCTCAGCTACTTCACCATGTTGTTGAGGTCGAGGGCGGATTCGAATCACCGTACTTGACCCTTGCGGGGCCACGCTTGAACACACTCAGCTACTCGACCTTACTTTAGTAAAATCTAATAATTTTAATTTCCAGTCGTTGTCATCATATGCGATTCGTATTAATTTAATATTATTGTCGAGACAATACTGCGTTTTTATTTTATCATTTTCCTTTAAGGTTTGAAATTGATTTTCGCTATCCTTAGTGCCAAAGAACCCTAATCTCAAATTAAAATGTTGAATTCCATCATATTCCACACAAACTCTGTACATTGGTAAATAAAAATCAAAAGGTAACGGTCTTAATTTCCTACAGTCATCAAATTTATGTTGTTGATTAAAAACGATATTATTCTCAATCAGAAAATTTCTAACCTTCTCCTCTCCCTTGGACTGCCTACAAATGGGACATCCTCTCCCCCTGAGATGACTTTGAGGTAACTGTTCAAATATTCCATGTTTTAAACATCTTATCTTAATCTTACTTTTACCGTTGATATAAATTACATTTGAGTAGTCATAAGAATTTGAATGTATTTTATTAGCTTTGGTTTTAAAATCATCTAAGGAAGAACTATATTTTTCACTCAATTTCTTACTTCGACATTTTGTACACCCAGCACCCTTACTATGGCTATACGCTGTTTGATAAAATTTACCATGATGTGGACAAATTATTAATATTTTATTATCTACGCCCTTAAAAAGAGTTTCCGAGTAATCGTAAAAATTTCCATGTACCAACCTTAGTTCATTAACAAAGTCTTCAGTTGTTTTTCCCTTTCCTGAACATTTGGGACACCCAGTCCTTTTTGATATATGGTCGTTTGGCCTTTGTTCAAAAATTCCATGAGTTTGACAAATTATCTTAACCTTAACCCCGTTACTTCTATATTCAACCAGTGAATAATCATATTTGTCACCATGTATTTCTCTACCCAATTTTTTAAAATCCATTTTTTTACTCATAGTTTGTTTAACTATAAATATCTGGACTTTTTAAAAAAGTATCTTTATTCTTCGGTATCTCCTTTGTTATATATTTTGGCTATGATTAGACCATTTTCATTCTGCCTGATTGATAAACAACCTTTAATTTTAACGCTACCCTTGGTCGTGGGATTGTCTGGTGATTCACGTGTACTGAAACCTATACCACTGCTTACGTCAATGTGATGGACATAATATGATTGACCTTTCGTTTTGATAGTCCACATGGGGATGGTGTTATCAACGAGGTATTGTTTATTGAAATGGAAGATTATCTCACTTCTCTTTTCGATGTTTACGTTAAGCATAGCTTACCTCCTTTCCTAAAAGTGGAAGTGAACTGGTGAGCTTTCTACTGGCTTCAGTAGGCTCGAACGTAACTGCCGTAATTTGATTGTCGATGTCAGGTTCCATGAAGATGCTAATCTTGATACCACGTAAGGTTGCTTTAACGATGAGGTCGGTTAGAGCTTCTTCGTCCTTAACGGTAAGGATTGCTAAATAATTTGATTGGTAATGCCAGAGTCTGGCTAATTCAGGATGCTCATGTTGGAAGTCAATCGCTGAATGTGCTGCTTGTACAGCTGCATAATTAATGCTGAGGTCTCGTCTTGTTACTACTCGTAACTTTTCTTGGTTAAACGTCTAAGAGTTCATGTCTGTTTGTTTTATAATGATAAATATACTTCAACTTCTTCAAAAGTCAAGTTTTGCCGCACCACATCGGGGTCGAACCGACATCTCCGGGTTTTAGAGACCCTTATTCTACCATTGAACTAACGGGCGTTGCGTGTATCTCTATTTCGAAATCAAAGATACAACCTTTTTCTGTACTTCCAAATTATTCTTCAAATTTCTTTTTTGGTCAGTCCGTGGTCCTCATATCCTTCCATTGTCATAATTACCTTCAGCTTGTCATTATCAGCGACCAGAGTGAGGAACAGCGGTTATTGCCAGTCCCCACCGGCGCAGATTACTACCGATTCTTTGTTGATATTAATTACATTGAAGTTCTCAACATCCAGCTCTTCCATTGTGTCTTCATCCTCGTTCATTACCAACGGCCAGTTTTTCACCAGCTTTCGTACTCTATATCTTTTTGGATACCCATCAACAAGTGTACCACGAAGGATTTCTATGACAGAATTGCTCATTCTTCAAGTTTTTTCAAAATTTCTTTTTCACCCATTCCGGCCTTGAATCCCAGAGTAATCATTGTCACCAGCAACTTGTCACCAGCCAGATACTCTTTCGGGTTTGGTACAACTGTGAACGTAATAGGTTCCTGCCAATCCCCACCGGCGCAGAATACAGCTGATTCTTTGTTTATCTTTAATATCTCCCAATTCTCAAGGTCTACTGATTCTTGGTCATCTTCGTCGTTAGGGTCACCTACGGTTGGCCAGTTAGATATTACGTCACGTAATCCATAGATGTTGACTTCAACATCATCGCCATCCTTCTCAAGGATTGCACCACGAAGTATTTCTATTACATTTTTACTCATATTAATTCGGCTTTAGGTAAGTATTTAGGATTTACATGCAACTTTGGATTGAATAATGCTTTTCCAAGATTGATAGCTCTGCGTTGAAAGTTTTCAAGACTGTCATTATTGTCAACAATGATGTCAGCAATTGTCATATCAATATTGAATGAGCTTCTTGGTTCCAGTGGAAGTCTCTTAGATGCATCCACCCAAATGATAAGGTCAAAGATGTTCTGGTTAAGACATTCGATAATTTCATCGTAGTCTCTCATACCAATATAACAACCTGTCTTGTTTACAATCTCACGACCCAGCTTTGCTTTGTCAATCTTGTTATAGCCGGTGATGAGTTCGTACCATTCCTGACGGTGATTAACACGGTTCTCGAAACATTCCTCTGGTGTTGTGTAACCGTACTTATCCTTAAGAAGGTCGTAGATGAATATATCTGCTGCTGCTTGAGATGAAGAAGAGAATGTGAAACCGTAATGCTCTTGGAATATTTCTGCAAGAGTGTCTTTACCATGGCGAGCATGGCCAATTATAAGAAGGTTAGTCTTGGTTAACATCGGGTGGGGTCTGTAGATTTTTGTTTATGTATCTTATTGACATATTTACTTCAGGTCTGTTATCACCGAATATAAGTCTCCAGTAATGAAATGGGTTCAACCACTTCAATACATTTCCAATTTTTTCAAGTCTGGCTATGAGTTTGTATTGCTTTACGCAAAGGTCGTAATCTTCACGAGTGAGAAGGCTGTGGCCACAGTGTGGGCAAGGTCTGCCGATGCTGGCTTCGTATTCAGAGAACTGAACCTCGTCATCTCTGTATGTACAGAAGTCACATTTAAGACCGCTTATCTTGAATTCCATGGGTTGGGATTAATCAGAATGTTATCTGTGGCAAAGTAACGAAAGAAAGTCTATAAATGCAAAAAACCCGATAAATAAATTATCAGGTTTTCTACCGTATATTTAAACCTGAACAAAACTCCTACATTAAGCAAAAATTTTTTAAAGGTTTGAAATGTTAAGATTTATTGTAGACGGTGTTGTACCCATTAGGCGTAAGTGTGAAATGTGGTCAGGATTAGCTTGGTTTTTTTTAACAAAAATTTAGTTGCTGAATTAATCCTTAATTGAAGCGACGACAGGATTCGAACCTGCGACCTCTGGGTTATGAGCCCAGTGAGCTGGCCACTGCTCTACGTCACGATGTTTGACCCACTCTGGATCTTTTGAAGCGTCAACAGGACTCGAACCTGTGACCTCTTGGTTATGAGCCAAGCGAGCTGCCGCTGCTCTATGACGCAATATAAAGTTACGAAAAAGTATGAGAGATATTTCATCATCTATTTAACACAGTAGGACTAACAGGCTACCTATGTGTACTTTTTCCACTGCTGTTACACCAGTGTTACTTGTTGCGAGGGTTGGATTCGAACCAACGTTCTCTGAGTTATGAGCCCAGTGAGTTACCGCTTCTCCACCTCACGATTTGTGCGTCCTCCAGAGTCGATACTGGACTAAGCCTCAATGGGCCAGTGCTGCCTTACACTAAGGACACAAATTTCGGAATCAATTTTTTTTTCAAATTTTTTTTTAATTGCTGTAGTGATTCCTTCAAAATAAGATATCAAGGTGATTGTTTACGTTATTAGCCTGTCGCAGGAACAGAGAGTATTTTGTTACCGCTCTCACAGCGGTACCGTGTTTGTCTTTCGACATCGCATTAACAGTCTCTACTTGCGCAGAGGGCTTGTTAAAGCTGGGATATCACGGCAACCCCATTCCGGATTTGGTTTATTTTGGTTGCTGTACTCACCTTTTGTATCAATAAATTAAGAGCTGTGTTGATAAATATAAGCAAATATACTAAAACTTATGGTCGCTGTCAAGTTTTTGACAACTTATTTTTAAAATTTATTTTTACCACTTTGAAGTTCATCAGCTAATGGCTTGATTATAAGGAAGATGTTGTGTTTATCTCCAATATAATGCACGTGTTTCAGAACTTCGTAATAAAGAGCTTGGTTTTCTAAATAGATAAGGTCGCCGGTTGAGGGGATTACCCTAAGGTTGAGATAACCAATGACTTCCCATGTTTCGGAGAGCAAATTTACGGTAAAAGGTTTGGTTTTCCAAAATAAAAGATTCATATAAAAAAATTTTTGGTATTTATTTTGACCTGAAAGGTATTTATAATAGAGAATAACAATAACAAACTTAAATTAAAAATCAATACTAATGAAAAGAGAAGACAGACTTTACGGATGTGGTTGTAAGGGTGGAAACGCAACTGTTGCTCCTGCCACTACCACAACTACAACTGCCCAGCCTACAAATGCTACTGTACCTGTTGTTCAGCTAACAGTCAATAGCTAATTAGTACTAACACAAATGGAGCTTCGGCTCCATTTTTTATTTAAACAAGAAACCCCTGATAAAGCGACTTATCAAGGGGTTAAAGTAGTTCCGAGCCGATAGGGATTTTTGTTGGCTGGAATCGAAAGAGGTGGAGGTAATCGGTTTCGCTAATCTGACTTTTCATTGTCTCCACACTATTTATATACATGAAGAAGTATCTAAATAATCGTAAGTTAATTACGTGTAAGTGTGACAATACGAATTGCAACAAAGAGTTTCAAAAACCAGAATCAGAATACAAAAGAAATCTTTCAAAAGGTAGAAAGAATTTTTGTTCCAGAAGCTGTGTTGGCCAACACTATGTTAACACAGGGGTTGAAGTTATACCACCTAAACATATTAGAGTTGGTGACGAATTTACTCCCTTTAGAAGTCATCTCAGAAGAACCAAAAGTCGTGATAAGGATTTTAAACTAACCCTAATTGACTTAAAGAATATCTGGGAAAAACAGAATGCAATTTGCCCTTATAGCGG